ATCACCAAATGACTTTGAAAGTGCCGAAGACATATTGACGGTTATTGAAATTTTAGAAAGGCGGGCAAATGGCTGAGGAAGCGATTTCCTATGACAAAGCAGAATTGCGCGCAATCCTTAAATCTTTCAAAGCAATGGACGAGGAAGCAGCCACACAAGCAAAAAAGTCTTCTAGCGAAATAGCCGATTATGTTAAATCAAAAATTGTAGACGCTTCGGCTTTTACAAAGACAAACACAATTGGTTCAGTGCGTATTGCTTCAGGTGCAAAGGTTTCTAAATCTTCGAAAATTGGCGAAATTTCATTTGGTTTTGCGTCACAAAAATTTTCAGGCGGCGGTACGACGCAGCAATTATGGGGCGGTCTTGAATTTGGTTCAAACAAGAAAAAGCAATTCCCAGTTTGGTCAGGTCGCGAAGGTCGCGGTTCGCGTGGTTGGTTTATCTATCCAACTTTACGCAGTATCCAGCCAGAAATTTTAAAACGATGGAATGAATCGTTTTCAAAGATCGTAAAGGAGTTTGACTGATGGCTGGTAGTCGTACCCTTAAACTTTCAATTCTTGGTGACGTTGATAATCTCAACAAATCACTCAAAACTGCGTCGGGTGACGTAGATACATTTGGCGACAAAATTGGCAAAACAAGCAAAATGATTGGCGGTGCGCTAGCAGCTGCGGCGCTTGCTGCAGGTGCTTACGCAATTAAGATCGGCGTTGACGGCGTGAAGGCTGCAATTGCTGACGAAAAAGCACAGACACAATTGGCTTTGGCTTTAAAAAACGCTACAGGGGCAACAGACGGTCAAGTTAAAGCAACCGAGCAAGCAATCCTCAAAATGTCATTGGCAACAGGTGTTGCTGACGACGCTTTGCGTCCAGCCTTAGCGCGCCTAGTAATTTCAACAGGCAACACCGCAAAAGCGCAAGACTTATTGGCAATTGCCTTAGACGTATCCACCGCAACAGGTAAGCCATTAGAAACCGTTGCAAATGCGTTAAGTAAAGGTTTTGACGGCAACACGGCAGCACTTGGCAAATTAGGCATTGGCTTATCCACCGCGGAATTAAAGTCAATGAGTTTTGAGCAAGTGCAAGGCAGGTTGTCAACTTTATTTGGCGGGGCGGCAGCAGCAAACGCAGAAACTTATGCAGGAAAAATTGCGCGTGTTAAAACGGCATTTGGTGAAGCCTCAGAAAGTATTGGCACGGCGTTATTACCTATTTTAGGCAGTTTGTTGGATTTCATTAATACAAAAGCATTGCCCGTGATTGAAACATTTTCCGCAGGATTTGATTTTATTAAAGCTGATGCTTTTAGCGCTTCATTGACGAAAATTGCTACAACATTAAAAAACACGGTGCTTCCTATTTTTAATGGTGCGAAAGATATTTTCAACAATGTTAAAGACGCAATCATTGGCAGCAGAGATCAGTTTGAATCGTTCTTCGACGTGGTTGCATATTTTGCGCCAAAATTAGGCAAAGTGCTTGGTACTTATTTAAGTGCAGTTGGTGAAATTGCAGGGGTTGTTATTACTATTTTTGCCAAGGTTTTAGGCGCAATTAAACCCTTGATCAATTTTGCCATTGACGGCATTAACTTAGTTATCAGAGGTCTTAATCTGATCAAGCCTGGTGCAGACATTGGCAGCATTGCAAAAATTGGTGATGGTCCAGGAACCGCAGGTTTTAGCGGCACAATGCCAAACGGTCAAAGTTTCAATACAGGAACGACAACCAGCACAATTCCAAAAGTCACAGTCCCATCAATTTCTGGCGGTGGTGGCGGAGGTATTTCTAGCGGTGGTGGCGGTGGTGGCGGAGGCGTATCAACTGCCGCAGCAGTCGCAGCAAGTGCTGCCGTTGCTTCAGAGGGAATCGTGGTTGGTTCAAACTTTAACCCAGGTGGTTTCCGAATGGGTGAAGCGGCGACAACTGGCACAACGATTAATCTTACGGTTACAGGTGCAATTGATAAAGAAGGCACAGCACGAACAATTGTTGACACTTTAAACAATTCTTACTATCGCGGCACAGGTGGCGCTTCTAACCTGCAAATAGCATGACGCAGTGGAATCCTGTTTGGCTAGTTGAAATTGACGGCGTTGAGTACACCGACGCAATTCTGGCAAACCTGACTATTCAAAGCGGTCGAACAAACATTTATGAGCAGGCGCAAGCGGGCTATACAAACATTGAGTTAATCGATCTGAATCAAGCAACAATCCCAATTGCGATCAATTCAACAATTGGCGTTTCAATCAAAGACACTTCAGGCACATTTGTCCCAATCTTCGGCGGTAACGTTGTGGACATTGGTTTGACAGTGCGTGACGTGGGTTCAACTATGTTCACCCAGACCTATTCGATCACGGCATTGGGCGCATTGGCACGCCTGCCGAAAGCATTGACCAACGGCGTACTTTCAAAGGATTTTGACGGAAATCAGATTTACACAATTCTTTCAGATTTATTGCTTAACACCTGGGCTGAAGTACCAGGGGCATTGACCTGGGCAACTTACGACCCAACCGAAACATGGGCAAACGCGCAAAATGTAGGATTGGGAGAAATTGATCGTCCAGGCGATTATGAACTAGCAGCCCGTACAAGCGACCGAACCGACGTCTACACCCTTATTTCAGCCCTAGCGACGTCAGGGCTTGGCTACATTTATGAAGACGCCCAGGGGCGCATTTCCTATGCTGACTCTACCCATCGAAGCCAATACCTGTCGTCAAACGGTTATGTTCAAATAACTGCTAACCAAGCCCGTGCAGCGGGGTTGCGTACCGATATTCGCGCGGGCGACGTGCGAAATAACTTAACGATCAAATACGGGGCAAACAGTGCCAGCGATCAATCTGCCAGTGACACGGACTCAATCAACACTTATGGCACATTGTCTCAAATCATTTCTACAACCCTGCATAATTCAGCTGACGCGACTGCCCAGGCAAACTTTTACTTGGCACTTCGAAAAGACCCACAGCCAATCTTTAGTGAGATTACCTACGATTTGACCAATCCTGAAGTGGACAATTCTGATCGCGATAACCTGATCGGTGTCTTTATGGGCATGCCCGTTTCAATCGCTGATCTGCCTAGCAACATGGGGTCAATCTTCCAAGGCTTTGTTGAAGGCTGGTCATTCCGTGCGGGATACAACACGCTTTCAGTTTCGCTTAATCTTTCGCCCGTTGCTTATTCATTACAGGCATTGCAATGGGACGAAATTTCCAACACATTTACTTGGTCGGGCGTGTCGCCATCGCTTGACTGGGCGCGTGCGACAATTATCACTTAACAAAGGAGACTCCAATTACAAACCCTACGAGTAATTATTCGTTTCAAATGCCGACGGCGACCGATTTAGTTACGGATTTGCCCGCAGATTTTGAAGTTTTTGGTCAAGCCGTCGATACACGATTAAAGGCTTTGCAACCAGGCACAACGCTTGGCGATATTGTTTATTCGTCAGCAACTGCAAACACAAGCACACGTTTGCCAATTGGAACTACTGGACAAGTTTTATCGGTTGTCGCTGGCGTGCCAGCATGGCAAACTGGGACAACAGGTGACATCACGGGCGTTACTGCGGGCACTGGCATTTCAGGCGGTGGCACTTCAGGCGACGTTACAATCACAAACTCAATGGCAACTGCAATTGACGCAAAAGGCGATCTGGTCGCTGGAACAGCTGCGGACACTTTTAGTCGTTTAGCGGTCGGTTCAAATGATTTAATTTTAACGGCTGCTAGTGGTGAAGCAACAGGATTAAAATGGTCTGGTGCTTGGACAACATACACACCGACTTGGACTAACTTAACGGTCGGCAACGGAGTTGTTACTGCTAGATATTGTCAAGTAGGAAAAATTGTTATGGGTTATATCGCTTTTGTAATGGGTTCGACATCTTCAATGGGTAGTGGACCTTTTTTTACATTACCAGTTACTGCTTTTTCATCAAGCGCCAACATTCCTTTAGGTAATTTCTATATGGAAGACGTTGGAATCCAAGGTGGTAATGGAGCGATTTCTTCTAGAACTACAACTACAGCAACGATCGTTGCGATTAACGCATCGGGAACATACATAGGCGGCAATTCCACAATAACTTCAACTGTTCCATTTACTTGGGGAACTAACGATTTCTTTAATGGTTACTTTATTTATGAGGCGGCATAATGACTAAAATACTAGACACAATTCACACACTTGATGGATACCGGGAAGCATTGGCAGATGACCCGATAGAAAAACTATTTAAGCGAATACGCAAATGGCGTAATGCTGAGTTAGTTAAATCTGATTGGACTCAACTAGCCGATTCAGTTTGCGACAAGACTGCTTGGGCTACTTATCGCCAAGAATTGCGTGATTTACCTGCAAGCAATGCAGACCCATTTGAAATTGAATTGCCAACTGCGCCGTGACATATCCTGAAGGTACAAGCGCACGCCTGATCGAAGTTGCCGCAGCTGAAATTGGCACAATCGAGCAAGGCGATAACCTGACAAAGTACGGCAAATTTACAAAGGCTGACGGCTTGCCGTGGTGCGGTTCATTTGTCAATTGGTGCGCTGCACAGGCAGGCGTCAAAATTCATTCAGTCGTGGGCACTGCAATCGGGGCACATAAATTTAAGGAAACAAACCGTTGGTCAAATATGCCGCAATTAGGTTATTTGGCTTTTATGGATTTCCCACATGACGGAGTAGATCGTATTTCACACATTGGAATTGTTGTTGGTTTAATTGACGACAAGACCTGCGTGCTGATCGAGGGCAATACTAGCGGGACAGGCGACCAGCGCAACGGCGGCATGGTCATGGTCAAGGTTCGAAAGATCGGGACTGAAATTGTTGGGTTTGGAATTCCTAAGTTTGTCCCTTACAAGGGCGAATTCCCAACAATTGAAATACCAAAATCGGGAGTCAAACCGACAAAGGAGAAAACAAAATGGACAAAGCAAAAGCCGTAGCAGCCTCATGGGCGCGTTCATTCATGGCAGCAGCCCTAGCCTTATACATGGCGGGCGTAACTGACCCTAAGACCCTTGCAATGGCTGGTGTTGCAGCGGTTGCACCGGTGATCTTGCGTTGGTTGAACCCGCAGGATAAGAGTTTCGGGTTAACGGGGAAGTAGCCCGAAAACTTGCGGTCGTGGGCTTAGGGTTGGGCATTTCTCTAAGTCTCACGGCTTGCGGTTATCAGGGCTGGGTACGTTATGAGTGCCAAGAATTTGAAAACTGGGCAAAAGCCGAATGTCAGAAACCGCAATGCGTCCCTACTGGAACATGCACTGACGACATACTTGGATTTGAGTCATCACAAACCAGCACGCCGCAAAACTCCTGAGGAAGTACACGCCCAACTAATCTTAATTATCGGCGCGACACTTGCAGCTGTGTTCTTGATTGTAACCCTGGGCATTACCTACGCATTAATTTTCGTGACGCAGCCAATTGGGGCGCAAGCACCCAACGACGCGGCGTTTATTGACTTATTGAAAACACTTGCAATTTTCCTGACTGGTTCATTGGGCGGGGTACTTGCTGGCAACGGACTCAAATCCAAGCCAAAGCCTGTAGACACGCCGACAAACACGCAAGGTTCTTGACGGCGCGTTGATCGTGCTTCACCCTATGTCTAGGTGGTAGTCCTTATCACCAAGAATCGGGAGAATTCAAAATGGTAGTTGATCTATTAGACCCAGCAACATTGGGTCGTTTAAGCATGCTGGTCATTTTGCTAGTTATGGCAGCGGCAGTCGGATACGCAAAAGGCTTCAAAGACGGCAAGCGAGAAGGCTTGGCACGTCGTAAGGCAATCAGCCGCCACATTGCAAACAAGGCGGTGAAGTAATGGGGTTTTTGGATAACTACGAGGCTTCACGCGAACGCCTAGAACGCTGGATTAAGACTTACCCAACAGGTCGAATTGAAACCCGCATTGTCGAATTTAGTGCTGAAAAAGGTTATGTCTTAGTCGAGGCAAAAGCCTTTCGCAATGACACCGAGGTCAACCCAGCAGGGATTGATTATGCATACGGATACCAAGGCGCATATCAGCAAAACATGAAACGCTGGTTTTGCGAAGATACAGTCACGAGCGCAATTATGCGTGTGCAGCAATTGGTGATGGGCGGTGCTGAGAGAAGCACAAAAGAGATCATGGAGCAGGTAGAGCGCACACCAGCCAAGATCGCTAACAAAGACACAACTGATTATTGGACGACAAAGTTTGGTGACGTGCCAAGTTACAAATCAGCTGCCGAAGCCGAGCAAGCAGGTATCCCTTCATTTGGTTCAAGTGTTGACGAGATCGCCAAGCAATTAGGTGGCGAATTAGTTGCTGAAGCACCCCAGTGCAGTCATGGGCACATGATCTGGAAGCAATCACATGAAGGTGCGCCGAAGGCATGGGGCGGGTATTTCTGCACCGAACGCACAAAGGCAACGCAATGCACGCCTCGCTGGTACGTCATGCGATCAACAGGCAAATGGGAACCGCAAGCGTGAGCGAGTACATGGAGATAATCAACCCGCAAACCATGATTGGCAAACTGCTTAAAAACGGTGAAGTCGTCGAGGAATACAAAATGGAGCAATGCGACAAATGCTCAATTCTCACACGTCTTGACGCGTTTGGTTATCAAAAGGGTTTTGGCAATGAGAAAGTTATCTGGTTTTGCATTGGTTGCCGATGAAAATGGAATTAACCCATGATGAGCAAATGGTTTGCATGCTTGCGGCGGTCAAACTAACGGCTGAATCCACTAAAGGAATGGATAACCCGCAGCGGTATCAAAAGAGTTTGGCTACATTTGAGTACTTGGTTGAATCTGCTGAAGCAATTGGCAGTGAATGGGTTGTGGCAAAATACTTCAATCTTCCATTTGACCCATACGAAAACAAATTCAAGGTCAAGGCTGACGTGGGCAATGCGATCGAAGTACGTTGGACTAAGTACGTTGCAGGGCAGCTGATAATTCACGAATACGACAGACCAAACGACATAGCCGTATTGGTTACTGGTCAAGCACCGCATTACTTCATTGCGGGTTGGATACCCATTGCAATGGCACAAAGACCTAAATACCGTCATTCCAAGCAACCTAATTGGTGGGTTACACAAATAAACCTACAGCCAATTGAAAACCTTAGGAGAAGCAACTATGGACACAGTTCAATTTGAATGTCGAATGTGCAAAAAGAAAACCAATCAGTTCATTGTCAACATCACCGACCTACTGCCGCCAGGTGTGGAAACGATTCAGTGCAGCGTGTGCAGTTGCATGACAGTTGCACAGATTGGACAGTCAAATGCCGATCTATGAGTTTAAATGCCAGGTGTGCCAAATCAGTGTTGAGGTGGATAGATCAATCCACGAAGAACGCGAACCAATCTGCTGCGGTACAAATATGAGTCGTGTCTACTCAACTT